ACTAAATAATTCTCTCACTGGTTTTATTATTGCTATCTAACAAACCACCTCAGCAGGATTTGCTGCTGTATAACTAACGGCGATATTTACACAGCCCCGATCACGAGGTTTTAAGTATCACGCGAATAGAGTCCATTTCGGCAACCATAATATTTGCGCACTTTTTGGCGGACTAACTGAATAGTACATAACGCCTTTAATACCCATGGACAATAAACGCACAACACATATGCGCAATTTTAACGACTTCGCTTGTCTAATAATAACATTACAACATGTCAATTCTATTTAACATCAACACCTTGTATTCTCCGTATGTCATTCGAATGCATGGGGTTTTCTCCGCAATACGCGCCCGAGCTCTCTCTAATATACACGAATTTACATTGAATACGGATTCCGGATGCAGACTCAACTCCTCGAACGTGCTTGTCATCACTTGAGCACACAGCTCCCAATCATCCTGATGACCACGTATCCACTTTGGCGTCTCCATGATAACATCCAGAGCCAAAGGAGCCACGTATCGAGCCTCTTCTACATCAAATCGGAATCCACGCTTTAAAAAATTAATATCATCGATCTTGCGGAAGCCCATATCAAACTCCGACTTGAGCTCATTGGTATAAGTCATACCAAATAGAGCAAACGCTTCGGTCAACGCGTTTCCGTTTAACCAACCAGAAACTTCAGGCCGAATCGACCAGATATCATCATCACCATAGCACAGGAACACAACATCACGTCTGTAATCCGCCATGGTGACACGAAGTCCAGCGTTGCGCGCTACATTGAGATACGCCAAACGAGCGGCGATCAAATGAGCAATTGAGTTCAAAACTGTGGTAATTGGGCACCCAGAAGGGTTGGAATGGTCCCAGGCATAGCATCGATCACCGTAAACATGTACAGAATATACAATTTCACTCCACATCGCACGACGTATAGTATTGGCGGCCGGATCCGAATTGCCATAAAAATCTTCAATAACATCGAATGCGGCCCACAACAATGCAGCGCTCAATGAACCGTCATAATTTGTGAAATCACCCGCCAGACACTGATTGCCTTGTGATTTCATTCTCTCTGCAATAATAGTCCATTCAAAATTATATACATTCACGCCGACAGCTATCTCATTATCAACGCGATTCTTCACCGTATGTGCTATCAATGACATAAAATACTGACGAAACAATACCGTAAACACCTGACACGTGACTGAAAATAATCGTGTCTTTCCTGCTTCCACCTTTGCTATGGGACGACGTTCATCTTTCAACGCATCCTCCCACACCACGCCAGGTCGCTTGCCTCGGCACATGCGCTCCAAATACTTTTCACGTCTCTGGATTATATCTGGATGGTAGAATACATATCGTTCTCCATCTCTGAAGTATCTACGTTTACCGCCGCCACCTTTGGGCCATGTAGGACCACTAGCTGTCGCAGTATTCAATGGGGGGTACAGTGGATCTCCAACAACACCTTCTATAGCTTCCTGCCATGTAAGCACTCGAGGTTCAGTTGGGACGCCACCGCAGATCAGTTGGGACACATCGTTTTTACACATGTCCAAATCAGCCATCTCGATCAACGGATTCTGATTCAACACCTTCAACTGCGCACGAGATAATGGATCAATGCACACACCATCTCTTTCAAAAGATCGCAAGTGTGCTGGTCGCGTCAATGGCTCTGGCAGTTCCTCAGCAATTGGAGAAAGACGAATCTTTGACCGCATGCTTGCGCCATAGCGATCACGGGTCTTACCGAGTTCATTATGTTTACCTTCCATGACTCGATTCATCCACATCTGATCACCACCACCCACGATCACATCATCATCCACGCCCTCCTGATCTGGAGCTGCGATTAGTGAATCTTCTCGTCTAATCTTCATCGTCTTGACATATTCCGTCAACACCTCGATTGTCAATGGCTGTGCAACAGCTGGAAACTTTTCACCAGGAATTCCTCCAACATGAAATCCGATTATTTTACGAATCAATGACGTATCATGAATCAACAACGGAGATCCACAATCGCCAACATTCGTGTCTGCACCGTATCTATAATATTTCCTCATACGAGGTACTAATTCACCATCTATAGTAGCAGCATATAATCCATCCTCCATCCGAACATCCGATGATTTAATAGTCATTACATGTTTATCGTTCATAGTATATACAGACACTTTAGTATGAGGACGAATACGATTCATGTCCTCTTTAGTCGCTATATACTTCGTAATATCGCGCTGTTGCGGCACCTGCACTGGAAACTCGATGACCATCATATCACGCAGTGCGTTTGCACCTTCTTGCGGAAAATGATAAAACATCTCCTTTTGTTTCATGATATAACCATCCGGATGAGTCGCATTAGCAATCTTCCACCGGGAATTAGGACCGTACACTTTAAATGCACGGAGTAAATGTCTATTAGCAACGGCAATTTTTCCAAACACAAACATCACATTCAACGCTGGTCGCCAGACACAGTTTTGTTCATCATATGAATACAATCTATATACATTTCGAAATATGGACTGACCAATTTCTGTGGAATTTGAATCCGTATGAGCTTCATCCTGCCCTCTACGTTTTTCCGAAATCATCTCATCCCACGCTTTAGTGGCCTCAACTTGTTTATTCTTCTCATACTCATACCATTCAACTATTTCTTCCTTTGCTTCAGCAGAATCAAGATGACTACATCCAGAAAGCCAATCTATACTATCCTTCAACATCTCTTCCACTTGATTAACCAAAATATCTATTGTGACGTCTGGTCCATACACTTCATCTGCACAACGTAATATAGCTACAAACTTTCTATCCGCACACTGGACGCAATGTCCATTCCAAAATTCATCTCCACCTAATTTCACATCACGTAGGTGTGCCTCTAATCTACCTATAGTAACACCTTTATCAGTATGGGAATAAGCTTCATCACTACCTAACAATTTATTGCTAATGAACAATTCACATGATCGCTTTATCAATGCCTTCGCATTGAAATCACTCTTTTGGGTTAGCTGCCATTCTCTATACATGAACCACGCCAGAGATCCAACTGCGCCGAGTATCACTGTTAGCAAACCTGCCACTTTCAACCACTTCCAATATGAAGCATTTCCATTAACGGATTGTTCTGCTTCGGCAACACGGTTTGCCAGCTCATGATCTCCATAACGACGATCGATTTCATCACAGAGAGCACTCGTGACATCAATGGGGTTAATACCCGCACGACGTCCACAGCGACACCATTCGACTTCTATGCCTCGACTTTCACATACAGCCTGGATCTCCATCATGGTATTGACATCCAATCGCTGGAACATCTCTAAGTATATCATCCTAGATACAATATCTACAGCTTGGTCGTAATTTCCTTTTACTTTGATACATTCTGCTGGTATATGAGCTCTCCACTGTCCATCATCTAAACATCTATCTGTAACATCAACTAACTTTATATTATTCATAAATGTTTGTACACCATTCACATGATATATTCCTTTACAATAGCTTTCAGTTGCAAACAATGTACAAGTCTTTTCACTCGGCATGAGTCTATCCTTGAACGGCCACCAAAATTGATCAACACCGCCAGTTACGGACTCTGAATTTACATCACGTATTATTTTCCTCTGAAGCGCTTTAGCCATGTGAAATGGCTTAGCCTCTTCAATCTTAACAAACTTTTGCTTTTGTTTATTTACAGCATCTACTACACACTCAATCATTTCCTCATAAGTAAGTAGTTCCGACTCAACCACAGCAGGCTCAGTATCAGACAACGGATCTAAGCGCTGATACATTGTAAACGATGTTACATTTTCCGGATTGGCCTCCATAGCTGTAGCGACCTTAGCACCATCCAACGTCTCAATCGCATGGCCTCCAATAACTTTTGTGATTGCAAAATCCTTTCGAGGATGAACACGAAATTGCAAAGTTATTCGATTAGTGACCGCCTCTGGATTGGTGAAACTTTCGAAGTTATAATTTTTCCGATTGGATGTCCAAATAACGACCTCCGAATTAAAATATGTATTACCTTTATCTGATAAATGAGCCATATTCAAAGGAGATGGTGCGTTATTGGCCATGAATATTGCATCCATAGCCTCTTGTACAGGTTTTCCTGGCACATCCTTGAGTACTCCATAATCATCCACTATAGTGATGCGCTTGGCATCGTTATACGCATTCCAAAATCCATCACCACTAGGTCTATACCAATACACATTATCAATGAGACTGGTCGGTGATGTAAATCCCATATGCACCAATAAATCAGCACACACTGGATCTATCATAGTGGATTTGCCACATCCCGTATTACCAACAAAATGAATCAATGCTGGGGTGGGGCGGGCACGAATATAAGTAGCACCCCCTTGAGATACTTTATCACGCATCCTGAGGAATATAGCCCAATATTTATTGAATCTATCGGTATCAGATCTTTTCATTCCACAGCGCTGTATATCCTTCAAAATTTCATCTCCACGAATTGCCAATGTATCCATCTGAGCCGATAACAATTTATCTGTTAAACACCTCGAATCAAAATTTACCTTAACCAATGATGCAACCTCGTCACACCAAGCATTCATGCAATGATATTCATCCAGCATGTCCTCGGGGACACCGTAAACATATCGGGCAATCAAATCCTTAAACACTTCTGCAAACTTTTCACCATATGTTATCGATGCATCCACAGTACGCATGCAGTTGCCGAGACGGGAAAATCTATTTATGTACGTATCGTATACTTTGCTTGTAGGCATAGCACCCGTTGCAAGGGCACACATTGATAGCAAAACCACAGGTCCAAAAATAGTTGTGCCAGAGGACAAGTTGATCTCATCGAAACCAACCTGATCAACTCCCCTAGCTGCAACACCTGATCCGTCTATAGCCTTCTTTATCAAGCGCGATATTTCGTCGACAAGAGCCGGAGTTAGTGGCAATGACATCAAAAATTGAGCTATATGAATAGCAGACGTGGTCTTTGAATTACTTTTCCACAATCCCGAAACCAATAAAGAAACGGCAGTGAAAAACTTCATCCACATCACGCTCCTGTCGCACACGATGGTTTCACCAATCGCACGTATTTTCTCTTCTATTTTAGATGTAAAGTCATGGACTACATCATGTGACATGTTGACTTGATCTTCTCCAACAGTATCATCTGAATCATAGTCCAAACTTGAGGACCGGAGGAATATTTTCTTTCCGCACTCAACTGCACGCACATTAATCAACATCTTCATCACTTTCCAATGTCTGTGCCACAGCATGGCAACACGAAGCACTTTAGACCAACCACAATACCATGATTGCATCATATTAGTGTATGTGTCCCAATCGCGACACACGCGCCGCAATTCTGTACGTTTCAAATGCAAAAGGGGTATATCTACATGCCATCGCCCCTTTTGTCGCATCCAATAGCTACCGTACGTAACATATGGATGTCCATTACTTGCCATATCTCTACCAACTATGACAATGGGTCTTACTCTTTTCTCGCAAGGTCCACGTTTTCGTAGACTGTTGTGCGATAAACCTCCTGTCCATGAGGGCCTGAGATCCTTAACCTCCTGGACTGCCGCAACGGAATAGCCCGTCTGATACCTTCCAACATAGGGACCAATGGGCTCATCGGGTTTAGGGTCTGTTGTAATGTTTCTACCCGATAATGCAATGCCTCCATGAGCGTTATCTTGAATCTC